TCTTGTTTTCGTTGACCTAATAATCCAACACCCTCATCGTAGACACCACGAGCTCGGTTAAACGCGTCACCAGCTCGACGGTTACCTTCTTCGTAAGTACTTCGTGCGAGATCTCGCTGGGCTTGTATTTGTCGCTCAAATGCTCCAGTATCAAATGGACTGGGGTTACCTCCGCCACCTCCGCCTCCGCCACCTCCGCCACCAGCTCGTTCATATTCAGTTTTTTGTGCTGGGTTTAAGTCATTTATATTCGTAATACCTTGAGAGCGCAAATAATTATTCACAGCTTCAGAGTTTCGTTGTTGTTGAAGTTGAGTTAAAATACCACCATCAGATCGAGAGGGGGCGTGGGGTAAGCCCATTCTAGCAGCAGTGGAGTAGTCGCCTTCAGCAATACCGCTAGTGTTTTTCAAAGAAGTATTGATGCGATCTTCAACACCTAAGACAGAACCGCCAGCAGCTTCAGCTCGTTGAGTAAAACCATAATCAGGAAAAGGATTTCCTAAAGCATTGCCAATTCGGTCAACGGCACGTCCAGCTTTTCCTTGGGCTAATCTGCGTAATTCTTGAAATGTCATATAGTTCCTGTTAAATAATTTTGTGATTCTATACTTTTAATAGTAAGACAGATATAGATTGTTTGTGTCGATTTGCTAGCGAAGCAGGTTAGCGAAGCAAGCTATTGACATTTACAGTCCGTATGTATATACTGTCCCTATATGAAAAAACACTTAAACAAAATCTTTTCTCTCATGCTTCTGGCAACAGTTCTTTTGCCGATGTTACTCATTGGTCTTGGAATTGAGGAGGCATATCCCCACTCAATAAATTCAGTAAAAATAGTATTTGCCTTTGGTGTTTTTATAGCTTCACCCATCTGTGCCGTCAGACTTTTCCGCTCTAAAAATCGTACTGAAGCAACTTAAAAAACAGTCCTTTCCCATTCACATTTGTAAACGCGCCCTGATAAAAAGACTTATAGACTGAGACTGTTGCACTAGCTGCCCCAAGTTGGAGATGACCAGGCTGTGCAACGTTTGCACCGTTGTCACCAACAAAACAGGGAATTGCTGAAGCAGCCGATAGGGAGGCCACGGGAACGGTGAAGGTCAATGTTGTTGCGTTCGATGTTCCCCCAGAAGCATCGGTGAAGTACACCGACACTATATTTCCCTCGATTGAATATTTGAACGTTCCTGTAGGATTGGCACTAAATCCCCCCCAAGTAGTTGTCCAATTAAACGTACCAGGATAGCCTTGAGGGCTATTTTGATACGAGTAAAACGGGAGAGTGATGGCAGCGTTTGCAATTGTGTGATCTGTGTTTACGGCAATGGTCACTGTGGTATTTGTGGAAAAAGAAGATGATACAACAACGGCATATTTCACGGTTGTTTGAGTAAACTTGAGTCGAGTGCCTTTGGTGAAGGTTGTTGTCAGGTCTACCCCAGCGATTGTGAAGGTTGATGCGGTTGCAAAAACCCAAGTGTTGCTCGATGCTGTCCAGCCGTCAGTTGAGAGAGATGCGCTAACATACGCCTCAGTAGCCAGAATTGACTCAACACCTGCTGAGGTGAGTGAATAAAACTTTCCACCCGTCTTAGGATAGATCTTATTTCTACCTGCACTAGGATTAGCCGGAGTAGCGATTTGAGCGACATCTAGTCCAACAGTATCAACCATGTCAGAGAACCGACCAAAGAGCGTTTCATATTGATTAAAAAATTCTTCATTATTCAGACAGTTCACCGTACTGTTTTCAGCTAAGTTGCCAACATAACCCCGAAGTCGAACAACTCCTGTTAAGGCGTAATCGGCAGCGGTAGATCCAGATTTACCCGTCACAGAGAAGACTGCTTCAAAGGCAGTTTTCCACCCGACCACCACAATAGTAGGTACATTGGTGGGAACAGCACCAACTAATAAGGAGCCGTCAGCAGGACTAGAGATCCAAGTAGATCTTAGTGCGGTACGAAATTTGTCATTTGCTTTTGCGATTGGAATATTATTCTCCTAGTATGTATAGTATGTGTTATTAACTCTCTTTGTGTCTTTATGCAAGTTCCCTCAATTTCATTGCGAACGTAAGTGGTCTAGTACTTCGTGAGAAGTACAGATAGATGCCGATGACCGAGATTTCGTCTTCAATGCCGTCGTTTTGAATGTTGATCTTGACCCAGAACAAATCCTTTTGTCGTAGGTTAATGTAACGCAAGTTAATTGACGATCCCGCACTATCAGTAGTCATCATGCCAAGTTCCTGATTCCCCCACTCATCATTTCCAAATCCAGACAAGACAGCCCCTTGAGCGATTCTCAACCGAGGGTCAGTACTGATGCCGTCTTGATCTGCCTTAATAACACCTACGGTTGTGGAGTTGCCCGTTAAAGTTCCAAAAACTAAGGTAACTCGGTCATACTTCTTGAACTGATCGGGCAATTTCATATCATATTGTTTGGTTGAGAGAGAAAGCGTAACCTTCGTCCCAGAAGCAGAAGACGTGGCGTAGTCGGTCTTCCCCTCAAACATCTGTAATACGTCGGCAGTGCTACTTGATCCGTAGAACAGCTGTTCTTCTTTAGTCGAGGGATGAATGTTTTTAGCAAATACTCGAGGGTATAGACCAGTCCACAGCGACCAGGCATTGTAGCGTTCATCAAAGGCGAGGACGGCGTTATTCCCACTCCCCTGTACGTCGGTTGAAATACCAAAGAGAGAAAGTGATTTGTAGAAAACACCACAAACTCGATCTAAGTTCGCTGGAGTTACCCGTTGGACAATAGAGTCAGCTCGAAGCGACAACACAGAATATCGCAAAATCGTTCCATATTGAGCCTCGTTGCCAATAGTGGCAGCTCCATCACGACTCCAAAACCGCAGGTTGTTGCCAGCGACGTGAGGAGATAGTGGGGAAATTGAACCTACAGAAATGTTTACATCTTGAATCCGACCCTCACCCTCGAAATCTCCAGCAGCAGTAATGAACTGGAACTTACCAAAGACGTTGTCCTTGAACACAAACAACGCATCTTCGTTAGAAGCGACGTGGGTTTTAATAGCGTTGATAGTGGTTCCATCTCCTTGGCGATAGGGGAAAAATCCCGCTCCATCAGGGAGTGCGAAGCTCCCAAACTTATCTAAAGCTCCACCCCAAACTAATGTATCCTTGCCGAGTTCGACGGTTACGCCTACCAGTGATCCTCGATATGTATCTAGTAAGTAAAAATGATAACCCTTTGTCGTATTCGCATCAGGTACGCCATAAAACGTATCAGTTCCGACCACACCATTATCAACGTAAGTAGTAGCGGTTGGCTCAACGTCAGCGAGGAAGAAAGCCTCACCTTGACGGTTTGATCGGAAGATGCCAACCCGAGTAACACCTGTGGGCGCAGTTGGGAGTGTAATGGTTAAATACGTCGTAGTATTTAGTGTTTGAGGCATTGAGCCAATCCACCCAGTCAATGATGGTTGAACAGCGGAGTCGGGAGGTGGGGAGGCTAGAGTTCCACCAGCTTCGGTATACCAGACGTATTGGTAGTACCACTTTGTACTGCCTGTCCCCGCACCTGTTTTAGCAATTGTGGGGTAGGCTGTAGGATTAGCAATCTCAGTGTAGATGTGCCAGCCATTAGTATCCAACCAAATTAAATCATTGACTGCGTTCGCAAAGTACAGCCGAGAGTGAATCTGCACAATCCACGTGATTGTAGTCGTATTAAAAGTGGGTGTTCCTGTAGTAAAAGTAGGGTTAGATCCTACATACCCACTTGGGGCAGTGGCGGTCAGAGTATCCCACTGGCTAGTAGTAAAGTTGTAGTATTCTGGCTTTCCAGCAGTAGAGACACGAATGAAGCGTGATGCTCCAGCAACGTTATATGTTGCGACAAGTTGAGTAATTTGAGTTCCACCCACTGCCGCCTGACCAATAATCTTAGATCCTTGTCGTTTAGCAATACTTCCATACTGGGAATAGATACCGTTAATCAGCTCTGAGAGTTCGGTGTCCTTGAGCGTGGAAGGATGAGCCAGTGTGTTTAAGCCATCAGGAAAACCTTGACTACCAGATCTCTGGATGCTTGCGTTTTCACGACGGTTCTTTCGGGTAAAAATAATGCTCCTTTATCCCTGAGTATTACGGTTAAGCCGACTTGTGTAATAATTTTTTGCTCGCACTAAGTAATCAACTCGGGGGGTCTGCCGCGAGTGAGTGAGTATCTCGTTTTTACTCGGCAGCACCTCAATAGAGAGATATTCGCCAAACAGATTTTCAGCATCTTCTTCAGCTTTATCTTGCGACCCCTCAGCACCAGTGGTGCGGAAGTATTCACCAAGAGCCGCATGAGCAAGCATATCTCCTGGTAGGAGTAAAATATCGGTAGTTAAAACAGGCTTGGGTGGGTTGGCGAAGTACCAAATAATAGCTGTGGTAGCTATAGTAGGAGCTTTTAAAAAGCGCATCTGCCATTTCCCAAAGTTGAGATTGGCGGGATCATTGTTCATTTCCACGAAGATGTTTTGTTCATCAGTATTAGGGTTCTCCATCCAGTCGACTTTATTAACGATCACCATGAATAGTGCATTTGGTCGGTTAAAACGATCTGGCAAAACGTGAGTTAGTGAGTCAGCAGTAAGGGTGATGCTCTCTCTACTCAAACAGCGTCGCCAAAAAGCACGTCTAGCATATCCCTCCTGCTTGTTGATGATCCAGTTTTTCCAATCAGTATATTCTTGGTCATCAGTGCTAGGAATAGAGCCTCCAGCAAAGGGAGCCATCGCACTTAACGCTTCTCCAAGTGTTCTAATGTTTGAGGAAATTGAGAGTGATGCCATATTCTCTATAGTAGCTTGAAGTTAGTATGTTTGTGTCTAGACACAAAAAGGGAGCCGAAGCTCCCTGATCTGTAGTTCTTGATACGAATTAGTTATCCGTATAAGGAAACTGAGTCAATGGAGATGTGTACGCCACAATCGCACTGATTGGTAAGTCTCCGTATTCTTGACCGTTTTCAAAAGTGAGAACCTCACGGTTGCCATCTTGTTCACGACCTAATACGAATGAGGTTGTTCCAACTGATGTGCCCATAAATACCTTTCTGTAGTGAGGGGGAGCTTAGGACTCCCCCTCCCTATTTTTTAATTAGTTCACGCCTAAGTTATATAAGTACACAGCTGCTTCTGGAATATCCAGTTTAGAAGTGTACTCACCTAGTACCTGCCATCGGTACGAGTCGCCCATTTTGGCGAGTGGGGTTGTGAACCATCCACGACCCTTCATAGCTTTGTAGCCGAATTGTGATTCGTCTACGATGACGACCAAGTCATCCATTAAGCCAGCCATACCCTGCAACTGCACAACGTCAATTTCACCAAAGGTGTGGGAGTTGTATTTCTTTACAACACCGTAGCCTCGAGATGATTCACTGATGGTTGTACGAGTCTGGTCATCTTGGATGTACTTGAACTTAGCCATGAATTTTTGACCAACCAGCATAACTGGTTTCTCAAATGCTTTTTCAGCAATCACAGCGAAGGCTGCATCCAATTTGTCCTGAACAGGACGATCTGTAGCCCAGATGTTTCCACCGAAATCAATCGCGTTCGTAGGGGCGTACAAGTCGATCAAGTCTCTAATACCAGCCATAGTGGTGGTTTTTCGACCCTTATCTTCTGTACGTTTCCCAACAATCAATTGGCGTTGTAACTTTTCAGTCAACTCCATTTGCTTTCGAGCGATCAATTGACCAGAGTTTTCATCTCCACGGATCATTGAGTTGTGTTCAGTACCACTAAGGTCGACAACATCTTCGAGAATCGAAGTGAAGTTGTAGTAGTCGCCAAATGGAGTGACTACCATATTGTCGGCATTTTTACCCTGAGCTGTACCACCACCGATAACGATCACGTCAGCGTTACCAAGCTGTGAAGCCTGAGTTCCAGCGATCCGACGGAAGGTAACAGCAACGCCACCTGATACGTCTTCAACGATGAACTGAGCTCCACCAACCATTTGGAAAACATCGTCAACGTTAAACACACCTGGCTCATCCACAGTCATAACGGTGTTATTTGCACCGATTGGGAAAGCGAGTTTTGCTTGTAGTTTACGATTGTCTCTGGCTGACCACTCATATTTATGAGAGGTGACTTCTTTCTTGAAGTTCTTGCCGTTTAATCTGTTGATTAACTCTCTACGGTATTTTGGAAAATTATTTATTTGATCTTCAATTTGAATGTGAAGATCGGTAGATAAAGCTCCCATTGTGGACTGTTGTCCGTATGCTGCGCTACCCATATATCCTTTCTAAGATATGTTTGTTATGCGTTTCCCATCGCTCTCGCGATGCGTTGTGCAATAACTGTTCCTGCGTCTTTTGAGGACTCAGGCTCTTGCGAGTTATTTTTACTAGATGTAACCACTCTCCCTGCTTGTTTTACCTTGATGTCAGTTTGGGCTCGTTGTGAACCTTTAGCTCTAGCCTTGCCCGCAGCTCCCATAACGAGATCTGTAAGTTCGACAAGAGAGTGTTGTCCCTTAAAGCCCTGCGAGAGATCTTTTGGATCTACCGCATCAAGTTTGGCAAACAATTCAGCGATGCCCTTCTCGAGTACTGGGTCGTGTTCTCCAGGATTTTTAGAGTTAAGCTCAGGATATTTTTCCTGAACCGCAGCTGTTTCTTGAGACATAACCGAAGCTACTCTCTCAACGTGTCTGCTTTGACTAAAGCCTGTAAAACCCTCGCTTAGACGTTTGTTCTCATCACGCAGTGCTTGTAGCTCCGTTTGGAAGCCAGTTTGCATTTTGTTGAGAGTGCCCGCCAAAGACTCTTTCGAGTCGAACATTTCTGGAGTGTAGAGAGCTTTCGCTTCCTCTTTGATTTCAGCTTTCGCTTCAGCCAAAGTAAGTCCAGATGCAACTGCGTATCTTCTCAATTTGTCTGGGTTAAGCAGAACATCTTGATAGTCTTTCACCAAGCGATTAGCGTTAGCTAACTGCTGATGAGCAGCGTTTAATGGGTTGGGATCAAGTCGAGTGCCTTTATCAGTACGCTGTTCTTGGTCTTGTCCCTGTCCCCCTTGGTCATCAGCTTCCTGATTACCTTGAGTATCGTCACGATTTTCGATTGTTTCATCTTGCGATGAGTCATCGTTAATCGTAGTTGTTGGCAAACTACCTTCGTCTACCTCGACAGAACCTTCGTTCATATCTCTCTTTCTTGCCCTCTCCTGCTGACCTGACGATGTTGATGACGGAGCTCGCGCTCCGAAGTCTTGCTAGAAAAGCAGAAAGGCGAATAGTTGTTACTAATATTTAGTATGCTTTGAGAAAGAGTGGTTTGTGATGTGGCTTGGAAAAGTGTAATGAGTGGCGTAGCAAGTTAGCACAAAAAAAGGACGGCGCAGATTGGGTTTCCCCTTTCCACACCGCCTGTGAACAATACTATACTAAAACTAGGCTCGAATACCAGTGTGACGATAGGTAACTATTCCAGTCTCTTGATCAAATTTATAGGTAACTGGGAGAAAAATATGATGCCAGTCACACTTCTTGCACTTAAAGAGCGACGCACCTTTGTTTATACAAGCGTAGGTATGGCTCCCACAGATAACCCGAGTTGGTCTGCTATCAACATACATTGTCTTTTGAGGTACTTTCTTCATCTCCTGAGTGATCTCAACACGACCCTCTTTCTCATTCACTTTAGGAGTCATCACAGGGATTTCAACTTCCTCGTCAATCCAAGTATTAAGTGGGTGGGGAAAGTTATTCAAGGGTGACTTCCTTATTAGCAATCTTAGTGTCTAGATCTTCTTTAAGAAAAACAAAGATTTTTAGATCATCAAAAAGTTTTGTAATAAACTTATATTTGCCCACTTCCTCATCGACCTGTAGCTGCCTTGATTTCTTAAAGATGTGAGTGAGTTGATTGGTAATAGAGACAACCTCCTGCGCCTCACGGATGGTGTTATTGAGAATGGATTTTTCAATCGAAGTCTTGGAGCTATCAAGATAGTCTCTGAGGAAACCAAAGCGTTCATCCTCCAAGATTTCTAGGGCAGCCAAACCCTCGTCTTGAGTCTTTTGATAGTATTCTTGGCTTACTGATTTTCTACTCATATCTACTTACTGTAGCATATTTAGTTAAACAATGATTTCTCCATCAATAATCAGAGACGGGTTTTTAAGATAATTAAGTTTAGCACCAGTTGTTCCATGGGACATCACTACTTTTCTTTTTTAGGTTCTCCTTCTTTAACTTTTACACCAGTTTCTACCTCTGAAACTACCTTGAGTGCTTCTTGAATTGCCTGATGTTCAGTAAGTAAGCCTCGGTATTGATTGGCTACCTGGGTTAGGATTGCGATTGCTTCGGTTTTACTTATCATAGTTACCTTTACTTAGTTATTGATGAATCAGCCTTAAAAGCTGTTATTGCATCAATCTCTGCCTGTAGTTCTACCAGTCGTGCGTTAAGTTCTACCTCTGTAACAGTCTCTACCTCATCTGGAAGTTGTACTGCTGCAGAACCGTCTAGCTCATACTTCTTTTTATACACGACGTACGTCAATGTCTCTGGTGAGTCAGTATTGGTTTTTTGAACCATACGTATCATTTCTTCAGCTTTTTGCACTGCGTAATTTTTAAGATCAATCATAGATACCTTTCTTATTAAAATTATACTAGTATTGTTATACCGCCTTTAACCACCCATAAGCCTCAAGAGAAGCCAACAGAGTGTTAAATTTAGTGGTTATATCTGCAAGAGTACCGTCAGCATCAATTATGGTATTTTGTTGAACAGCTGGTGTGGTAGAAAATATCCCTATCTTATTACCCAAGACCTGTATTGCGGTTGTCTGGATTCTATCTGTAGTCCCACTTGCTCCAGCTACTACACCCTGAATGGTAACTCCACTCTCTGCACTTCCTGTTGATAATCCACCTTGAAGAATCAATGCCCCGCCCGCTTTATCTGTTGCTCCTGATGTAGCACCGCCTGCCGTGATTGTAAGTGTATTACCCGCTGTATTCGCTGTAGTATGTCTTTCAAGAGAAACAACTCTTGCACTATTTCCACCAAAAGCGAGTAGAGAAGAAGGGGAAGTCGTCCCGATGCCGACGTTGCCAGATTTATCTATAACAACCAAACTTGTCCCTGCACTATTTTGCCATTGCTGAAGATCTGCAATTTGAGAACTTGCAGCTTTAACAATCTGACCAACCGTACTAGAATCTTGAATTTTTATATCTAAATTGGCAACTGGCACATCGCCATTACCGATTGTTAATTGACCACCCTTCGTTCCCGATCCGTCCACATAAAAACGAATTCGACTTATGAAGTTCGGTGTCCCTGTTGAAGCGTCTGTACTTTCCCAATACAATGATGTGCTGACTGAAGCTGATATATACTTAAAATCAGACAAATAGTTATCAAAAACTCTAGTCCAACTCGTTCCGTCGTATGTAGCACCGTGACCGATGTGAGCAGTGTTTCCAGAACCATAAAATGTTAACGATCCACCTCCAAACCTTGCCCATTTCCCAGCATTAACTTGGAGATTGTCATTGACTTGGACATAACCTCTAATTCCTCCATCCAATCTTCCCTCATCATCAACATTAAATAAATTTGGACCATCATTTCTATATTGACGAAAAGCATAACCTGATGATTGTGATTTAACCCTAATCTCTCCACCATTCACATCCAACTTCGCCCCCGGAGCCGTCGTCCCAATACCCACATTTCCATTATTCAGAATAGTAGCAGCTACAGTTGCTCCGTCTGTTCCTCCAATAAATTGATGAGCGATACCTGCGGCAGTTCCTGCTCCAGTAGTAGATTTGTAGGTTATTTTAGACCCGACTGCTGTGCCACCGATTATCAGTGGTGTGGTGATGTTGGTAAGAAATGTGGGTGTGGTGAGGGGAGCTTTGAGGTTTAGTTCAGTTTGTTGAGCAGTAGAGACAGGCTTATTAGCGTCTGTTGTATTATCCACTGAACCAAGCCCTACGTCCCCCTTAACTATTCCCGTGGGAGTAACGAGAGCGGGAGAGGTGGCGAAAACCAATGCGCCCGAACCTGTTTCATCTGTGATGTTGTTTTTCAGTTGTAGCGAAGTAGTAGCAGCGAATTGTGAGAGAGGGTTAGCAACGAGAGCATCTCCACCTGCGCCACCCACTAGGTCGAAGCCCTTTTTAGCCAGTGGATTAAATTCGTAACTAGACATTAAAATACCTCATGGAAATACTTGTATGTATGACTAGCCCTATTAGTCCACGCCGTACCATAGTTGTTCCCCCCACTCAAATAGCGGTACGTTCCAGATGCGACGTTTTCTTTTAAGATATACCAGAGTTCATCTTTATCAGTAAACCCAAAATACTTCGGGTCACCAGCGGTATCTTTGTCCGTCACCTGATAGGCACTTAGAGGGTCAAGGTTGGTGACCGTGATGTTTCGAGCCGCACCGCTGACAACACTTAACATCGCTTTGTAAAATTCATCGCCGTCACTTAATCGAACACTTAGGTATTTCTTCGGGTCTTTACCCATCAAGTCCTCAAACATATCTTTGATGTTATTTACCCGAATCTCTGTTGGGACATTCACCTTCATTGAAGAAGGAAATGGTAATTGCTTAGGAAACTCTGGAAACTTCGGGAACGCTGGGATTGTGGGGAACTTCTCTTGCTTTGGGTACTCTTTAGGCAGAGCCTTCATCTCTCGAACGAGCTTCATTAACAGCTCCTCTACTCTCTTTAAGTCTGCTTGTGGCACACTCTCCAGATTGGAAACACTAATCTCCTTGGGGTAGGGGAGAGGGCTGGGGATCTTTGTTTCTGGATAAACGGTGGGAAGTTTGGCTACAGCCACCGCTAATTTGCCCAGCAATTTCTCAATGTTCTTCTGGTTTCCTACGGTAACAGTGCCTTTAATAGACTGCGTTGAAGGTTGGTTAGAAACCCGAACACTGAAAGTGTGAGCCTTGAGTGCACGAACAGACATCACGGCAGAGTTTTCAACAGTGCGGATGATGGTAGCTACAATTTTCTGTACGAGCTCGAAAGTCATTTACCCTCCAGCACCTACGATATTTCCCAAGTTATATGTTTGATTGTTTTCATCAAGCCCCTGAGTTTCTGCTTGAGCAGGGTCAAATCCCATAGCCGATCCCATGCCCGAATTATCCATGCCTTGTGGCATAACGGGCTGCTTCATGGCTGCAATTTCTTGTTGAGACTGAATATAGCCCATGTGTTTAATGACATACTTTTCAAACACTTCTCGGATCTCCTCTGGGTAATTCGCTTCATTCTCGGTGTAGTGAGCATTGGAGGCAACGATTAAGTCCTCATGTTCGTCACGGATTTTAATCTCAGGCATTTGACCACGCTCTAACATGAGGATGTCGCGCTTCGCCTTTTCATCAATGGTAGTAACGATGTCACCCACATTCTCCATTTCAGGGGTTGAGTCAATCAAGGCTTCAATCGCTGGCACTAGATCGAGTTGGATACTTCCTTGAGATTGTGCTTGGATACCTTGCAAGACGGTAATCGAGTTCTGGAGAGATGCTTGTCGTGACGCTGGTGTTTGATTTTGGATAGGATCTGGTTTAACCGTAACGATAAAGTTAGCGGTAGTTTGCTCTGGTGAAATCGCCATAAGCTCTCTAACACCACGCTTTCCTGTGACACTGAATGTTTGCTCCTCAGTTACATACTGGGAGTTTAACTCCAAGAAGTGTTCTCCGAGTGGTTTTAAGACTTGCTCACCAAAAAGATCAATAATCATCTGCATATTGGTGTCAATGTTTTGGTCAATGATTTGAGCACCACGGGCGGTTTGATTGATTGATTGTCCTGGTGAACCCGAACTAAACAGGGATGAGATACCACCAGCTCGTTCAATCTTACCTTGCAGTGAGTCGCTCATAACGATGGCGGCTCTGGTATTATCTTGAGTTCTAATTTGTTGAATCTGAGACACATCACCCATTACACGAATCACGCCGTCTGGACGTTTACGAAACTGCCAGTCAGGAGTTTGAGAAGCTGAAGATCCAGCCACCCACATATCGTTGTTGATTTGCCGAACATTCGTTAAGGTCTGGTTTAAGATCTCGGTGGCTGCGATCTGAAGATCACCCACCACGTCAACTAAGGCGAGGTTATCGTATTCGTCATCCTCAGGGAATGGGCAGAAATCAATATAGGGATCGTGACCATGCCAGTATCTATTACCAGTGTCGGTGTTGAGGATGGTGTCATCTCCCTGAACAGGCATATAAAAGACATCGCCATCGAGTGTGTGCATACACATCATGGGAACAAAGGCTGATCTGAAGGCGAACTCCTCTTTGGAATCACTATCGTCAGCTCGCTCAACTTCATAGTCAAGGAGTTTATTAGTTACGCCAGATTTACGCAAGTCATTTATGAAACTCTTTTTCCAATATGGCTTGTCGCCATTTTCTTCCAGATATTTATTCTCATCCAACATCTCGCCTACCCGTTGTTGAATCAACTCAATTTTCCACGGCTGGCTTTTGAGTTCTGGATTGTTTCGATCACCAATGAGTAACTTATTATAAGGAACAAACTTCGCATCAGCTCGGTTCAAGACATCCCTCATTACCTTTACTCTGGTTACATTCCCTTCTGCATCCTTTTCCTGGATCTCAATTGCCTTTTCATACTTCCAACCAGTCTTTAGGTATCCACGCTTCTTGAGATATGCTGAGAAAAACATCCTGTAAAACAACGTGGTAGTCATCAGCTCGCCAATCTCCCAATTGATGAAGTCTTGGTTTGCTTGCCTACGCTCAATATCTTCGTGTCTACGAATATCAAGACGAAGGTTGGACATTGATGGATTTGATCTGGAGAGATAGTTGCGAACTAGGGGAAAAACATGAGGATCAGTGAGTGAGTAGTCCCACTCGTAATTGTCATCGACGTTAAGGATGCCTTTGTACAGATTTACGTTTATCTCATTCTGATCAAAGGAAGCTTGAGATAGTTCTTTAGCTTTGTTGTATCGTCTGCGAAAGATGTCGGAAATTTTGCTTGATGCCATATTGTAATAGTAGGGCTAAATCACCCTCTTTGTGATTCTCGTGGTTCACTTATTGTCCTGATTGTTTGTATCCCAATGCATAAAGTCGTGTTTTTTGTCTCACATTCTCTAAAACCCACATAAACCTACGTCGACTAAGATTCAATGTCTTGGCAAAAGAAGCGTGATCAATGTTATATCCACTATCCCGAAGAAGTTGATATACAAAAACCAATTGTTCTCGGGGTTCGAGATTGCATAAAATCTGTACCACCAACTCCTCGTACATAATAGTGTTGTTCAATCGCTCCTGTTCCAAGCCATCATCTCCTAAGTCATAACTCACCCCACCATCTTCCACTGGATATCTTTCTTGTAGCTCTGAGAAGTTGACTGACTTGGGAATAAAGTTTACTAATCCGTGTGCAAGTTTTAATCTTTTATTACCCATGATTCCTTTCTCTAAGAACTCCATTGTGGATTTCGTAGGGAGCAGTAATTTGATTATGGACGGTCGTCTTTAATTCACTTGCTACCTTATTACGAGACTGTAGATTCTGGCGATAATAAAGCAGGGTATTAGCGTGTCCAAATGTGTATCCCTTACACATAGCTCTGAGCCAGAAATCCCAGTCCTCATAGATTGGCAGATCTCGAAACCCACCCAAACCCTCATAGACTCTACGGTGCATCATTGAGGTGACGAGGACGCTCGTGTTGGTATTTCCAAATAAATGTTTCGGCTTTAATACGGGTGGAGTCTCTTGCAATTTGCTACGCTCAATAGCTCCAAAGAGTAAAATGTTGGTGTAGGCAATATCTTTATTAGCAATCACCTTGCCACACTGCTGGGCGAAGTCGGGAGCTAATTTATCGTCTGCATCAACGAAAAGCAGCAATCTACCTCGTGACATTTTGACTCCAATATCCCGAGCTTTGGCTACTCCCACGTTTTTTGGCAGAATAATTGAGGTCGCAAGAGCGTGAGCACGAGGATCGGTGGAACAGTCATCCACTAAGATAACCTCCAAAGGTTCAATGGTTTGCTGTTTTATAGACTCCATGCACTCCATTAACTGTTCGGGTGTTTTATTAAAATTAGTAACGATGATAGATACGTCTGCTTTACTCACCTTCGGTTAGCTCCTCACCTTTAACCTCGCCATACTTTCTCACAAGAGCTTTTTTAATTGAGCGGAGTAATTCTTTCATAATCCTATTGTCAGCTCGAAGCTCTTGTATCTCAATTCCTTGAGCTCTAAGCAATTCTGGTATTTGGCGAATAGCGTCGCCCTCTCTAATTCCTAAGTTCATGATGATCTCCTTTGAGTTATAGATTTACGCGAGGTCAGCCAACTCCTAGCTTGATTCGCCCACGATGGTGGTGGTGCACTTTCTGTTGTAAACGCATCTACATTGACAAAAAAATATTCCATCATGGTTCTCGGATGCGAAGTCCAGTCGTGAATTGGTTTTAGAATGGCATTGGTCGCCTCAGATTCCTCAGTGCGATGTGGATAACGGGCTGATTTGACAGCCTCGAGGAAGTAATCATTTCGTGTTCCCACATTCACTTCAATTCCTGCCTGTAATGCAACCTTCGTCATCTCTCGACGAATAAAGAAATCATTTTTACCAGTTGATTGTACAAAGATTTTTACCTTCTCCAATTCCCGACGAGTAGAGATACCAGTCTGGAGAGATTTCTTTTCTACGTCTGGGTCACCGAAGTGGATGCCTTTGGGATATTGCTTAAAAGCCTCAATAGCTTTCAGGTCGTCATCGGTGTAGTTAAACTTTGAATCCATTGGCGCATTAAACAATGGAGTGTAATACTGAATCACCTTACCCTCATTGTGGTAGGAGTCGACCAGTCGCCACTTAGCGTTGGCTGGGTTCTTTTGCCAAAAGCCAACCGACACGCCGTCCAACCCAAAGTCCCACGAGAAGTAGGAGGGTGAGTTGAGTAGAAGTGGAAACTCCCCGTAGGCGGCGTTCTCGATCTCTGAGTAGACTCGACCAGTCATCGAGAGTTCCCAGTTAATCATAATTTCTCGGTTGAAGTCCTCTGTTGAGCGACGCTTACGCTGTTCTTCAAGCCACTTCTTATCTTTGCGTGGATCTAAGTTGTAGGGGAGGGTAATGAGTTTTATTTTTTCACCGTCTTTTCCGAAGCGAAGTCTCTTAGCTTTAGATGGTTTAATACCAGCGGTGGTTAGAATGAGGCGACAATTGGTGGTGTCAGCAGTAGCTCCCCAGACAGCACCGTCGTTATCCCAGAAAGCAAACTCATCAAGAAGAATAACTGTACGCCGACTTCCCCGAGAAAAGTTAGGATTACTTGATTCTCCTGCGATGACGTTGCCACTTTCAGGATTAGACAAAGACATATAGTTGAAGTGCTTATCTGGATTGAAACCAACTGGCTTCATGTAGTCGGGAAGGCGAGAGATCATGTAGTCAATCTTGCCGAATAGAGATTCTTCCTTGTTGCCAGTCAATCCACCACGGCGGTTATCAACATAATCTTCTTTACGAGATCCTACGAGTGCGTTAAATGAGGGGTGAAATAACCACAGCCAGATTAAACAGCCAAGTACAGTATATGTAGCACCCATCTCTCGGCACTTCTCAATGAAAAGATCTTCACCATCTGTAATGGATGTAATAATCGAGCGGATTAAGCGTTTCTGAAAATCAAAAGTCTTGAATCGAAGATGGAAGGGTTCTCTTTTTGGATCGTAGGTATAGAGAAATTGGTCAAAGAAGAATACTGGATCTTCCTGAGCCCGTTTCTTCATATCTAAAAGGGTTGCTTCGAGCTCTTTTAACTGCTTAGGAGGCATCTTTGGAAGTGGCATCACATTCACTGTAGCACAAAATTAGCTGTATGTGCAATCGTTACACCTAGATGAAGATTTCTTCGTAGTCAGACTCAACCGACCTGCTACTAAAGTTGCGACATCCAATCGAGTATGCCCTGTATTTAGATGGCAAAACATCTATCCACTCGTCAATCTTTTTTGCCAACACTTGAGGATCGACCTGGAAGTATTCAATCATCGCTCTAGCTCTAAACTCTCCTTTTTTGGTTGCTGGAACAAGCCATTCTTTGGGAAGCCATTTGTTATTGGGAGAGATGTCAGGCATAAGCACTGGCAGGGCTGACATCAACGCCTCGTTGGTTGAAAGTGAAAGACCACCATAACGCCTAGGTAAGATAAGTGCATCGAAGTTAAAGTATAGGTCTGAGTTCTTTTCTACGTTGCCAATTTCAAATGTTACTCGAGGATCAGAACAGGCATACTCAGGTGGGAGTTCGTGTTGAGACTTAATCACTAGCTCAAAATCACCCTGAGCAAAAGGAAGGGAAGCTAACAAATCCAATGTTCCGTTACGATCTTGCCAAGCAAGTGTACCAACAATGTGTAGGAATCGAACTGGAGCTTTGTGAATTGGTTGCGACCAGTATTCCCTACTCACGTTTTCTTCTCGAGCTTTTTCAAACTCTGCTGGATCAATAGGTGGTGGGAGATAGCGAACTCGATCTTCCCCAAACCTCGCCTTCATTTCATCAACCATCCAGTGAGAGGGCATCAAGAAAAGATCAGGAACAGGAAGATGAGGAGAATCAAGATTTTCACAGAACTCGTAATTAGTTTGGCAGA